GTCCACATCACTATCAGCGGATTGGAGGCCTGCGCTATAAGTGCGGGGCACAATGGAAGTCAGTGAATCTGTCTCATATCAAGACGATTGCTGCAAACCGCTTGGACTCCATCGATGTGTTCAAGCTTGAATCCGCGATCCCCTGTAACAACGTTCCATTGGGGATAGCACCGTCCAGTTTTGCCGGCATTCTTATGTCACCAGCTTTTATTCAGATTGGTGGCATCAATGTCGTTGAAGGCATGTTGCAATACAGAGCCGAGTCCGTGAAGGGCGACTGTGGTCAGGTGATGGTTGATGGAGAGACTGGTAAAGTGGTGGGAATGCACGTTGCGAAAGAGCGTAGCAGGTCAAACCATGTGGGACTTGGAATCCCCTTTACTCCAGAGCTTCTCTCAGCCCTTGAGGATTTTCGGAAGTAACTCATCCGGTTTACCCCCAGGTCTGCCTAAGACCGGGCATCCCATATCGGAAATTCAAAAATCTGGTATTTCGGGGTGTTGTGGCTAAGCGTAAGCTTGGATCGAGATCTGCATTTGTGCGTGATCTCTCCTTGCCGACGACTGGCCCCTATGAGTTGTGCTCCCAACTGGGAGGCAACTACTCATTAGCGGAATTGGGCAGTCTGGATGAGTTATTGTACCGTTTTCAGAAGTATGATAAGGATGATCTTCCATTGAATCGCGAAAGAGCATCAATGGCCATTCGCCATTTTACCGATAAAATCGGCCGGTGTGAGTTTCTTGCTCCACTGATTGCGTACGGTGAGATGGAGGCGAATTCTTCCCCCGGGTATGGAGCCCGTGAGTGTGGAGTGAATTCTCGCAAAGACCCCAAGATGTTAGAATATCTTGCGAATTATTACCATGCGTCCATAAAATGGCCCCATCATGTAATAATTTCGGCCTCTCAAAAAGATGAAATGAGAGCGTGGGAGAATGGAAAAGTGAAAACGCCGAGGCTTTTCACTGCATATCCTCCTGAACATACATTCCTTGCCACTATTGTCCTTGGAGATTTTCTCAGGCAATTTTATGAACATCGATTTTGTATTGATGGTTCCGTGTCGGCTGTTGGTGATCCCACACAGCTTGGAGCAATGGCAATTTATGAGCGCGAGCTAGACAAAAAGCCGTACTTATATTGCACTGACACGAGTGGACAAGATGCCTCCGTGAGCCGAGAGTTCATAGAGATGGTGTACGATGAGATACGTACCAAATTTGTGCTTGATGAGGAAGATGCTGGGCTCTTTGACGCCGTTCAGTTTAACAGCATCCACAAGATGTTATCTGTCGCAGGACAGTTCTTTCTTGTGTCTCGTGGCCTTGGTTCAGGCGACTATCTTACTGTCGTGATTAACATTATGTGGCGATTGTATATGAT